GTAAGAACTCTTGCTTCCATTTCTTTTTCAAGGGAAGTTTCAAAATCAAGTATTCCTTCTCCGAAATCTTGAACTTGGTCTAATTCTATTCCAAGTAACTTTGCTTTTTGTGCAGCTTTAAGAAGTTCTTGTCCACCTTTCTTAAAGTTCATTACCATCGTCGGTGAAAGTTTCGATATTAACATTATAGAAGCTTTTGTTCCCAAGAAACCTTTACCCATTTTTATACTGTCTTTTACAAGTTCACCCATTGATTTTTTAGTCATTACAGATAAACCGTGTAAATTACTTACTTCATCAGCAGATAAACCAAATTTTTCTGTTAAGATAGTTGTGTCTTCGACGAGTTTTTTAGCTTCTTCGTTTCCTTGTTTTAACAATGGTACAAGAGAAAGACCATTTAAAGAATTTTGTGCTTCCTTGATACCTTTAGCAACTTCCATAGAGTTTACACCAACAACACCCATTTCTTTCGCAATGTCAAGTGATATGTGGTGTATCTTATCGGCTTCTTCTCTACTAGCAGTAAAGAGTTGTCCTATTTCTTTTAATTCTTCATCGAGGTGACCAATCGCATGAGATATAGCATAGAATATACCAAGTACACCAGCTATACCGAGTGCCGGAAGTGCGTATTTAGCAAATGAACCTGCCGCCATTTTAGCAACTGAAAATGCACTAACTCCAGCACTACCAGATTCTTGAAATGCCTTTGTTATCTTTTTCTTTATACTGTCTCTTGTTTCTTCTATTAATTTAGATGCCTTCTTACCGAGAATATGTCCTATTAGTCCATGACCTCCAAACTTATGGGCTAAACTTTCAATTCCACCAAGAGTTTTTTGTAGAGCACCACCCATCAATGTATTTTCAGATAAAAACTTTTTCGATAAATCATTCGCTCTTTGTTGCGTACTATTTATCTCATTCATCGAATCAAGTCTATCTTTAATAAACTGTAAAAGTTCTTTTTGTTTGTTATACTCTTTTTCACCGAGAAAATCTCTTGCCAACTCAGTATCTAACAAAAGTTCTGCAAGTCTATTGTGTTCTTTTGATAAATCAACTATCTCAAATGAATCTTCAACTATGTTGTTAGAATTTGTTACAATATCTATGTATTTACTTTGAAGCTCATCTAGTAAGTCTCTTTGTGATGAGTATTGTTCTGTAAGAACTTTTGCTCGGTCGGAATCAGACTGACTTAGTTTATCTATCTTTTCTCCAACCGTTGCTATTAACTTAGCGTTTGTGTAAAGTTGTTGTTGAAGATTTAATGTATCTGCGTAATTTTCTAAACTCTGATTTTCGAGCGCACCGATTTGACCCAAAATCTCTTGTTGCTTTCTCAAAGCATCATTGAGTCTGTTTTGGCTATCTATTGATTCTGACTTATTATTTTCTTTTTGTTTTGCCATTTAGTACAACTATTACTTCTTACCCTTTTTAGCTCTAATATCTTTGAACTTTTCAAGTTTAATTGTGTGTTTTGTTGGCTCGATACACCCATACTTTTTACAATAATCTTCTGCTTGCTTTTCTGCTTTAGCAATACTATCAAAAACCCGTTGGGTTATCTTTTGAAGTTCTGGGTCATCCTCGAACATCTTCTTGGCTTTCCAGTATTGTTTATCGGTAATCCAATTAATTACGTGATCGATTATACCTTCACGGATTAATTTCATTTGTTTTGGTGTTAGTTTCATATAGTACCTCAAAATAAAAAGTCTTCATACCAATAAATATGAAGACTTTTAATAATACCATCTTATTTAGATGGTCTAGAAAATTTAGGAGCCGATGTTGATTGTTTGGTAGAAGCTTCTTGTTCTGCCTTATTTTTAGCTTCTATGGCTTTACTTACTTGTTGTATGTAAAATCTACGAAGATATATCGGCAAATTATAAACTTCTTCCCAACTAAAACCACCTTTTCCATAATAACACAAAGAAAATATCTCTTCGTGTAAACCTAGCTTATAATCAGGTCCCAGGCCAAAAAAAGGACACATCCATCGGAATCGTTAATTCCGAAGCCTCACCCGTTTCATCTGAAATGAATGTGAATGTCATGTCCAAATCTGGTGCAATGTCCCTCATGTATGCCCTGAGTGCCCGTGAGTCCTGTGCAAACAATTCATTATCAACAAAGTTATTAACTACGGCACGTCCTTTTTCACCGTCAACCGCAGTAATAATGTGTTTCAATCGAGTTGTAAGCATCCTATCCACACCACTACGATTAATTTGTTTTGTCATTGACTTTACTTCTTTGTCAATTTCATTCTCCACGCCGTGTGTAAGAAGTCTGAAAGTAACAACTCGTTTCGATTGTGGTAATTCGAAGTCAAATTCATTCTTACGTTGCTCGAATAGAGAATAATCCACCTCCTTGTGCTCTATTTGAGTCAAATCAATAGTGACTTTTTGTTTTGTTCCTGGTGAACTTGGGTCTTCGATTTGTACTGTGTAATCTTTACCATAACCTAAAATACGAGCGGCAACCATAATTGCATTCTTGTCACCGAGATAAAGGTCATTATAATTAATCGGAGTGACGATGAGAGATTCAAATAACTTATCAAGAACAACACCTTGCTTGATAAGATTTTGAGATGTGAGAATATCTTCTTCCTTTGCAGTCATATATTTCATTTCCACAACACCTTCTGATAGAGGATGTCCTTCTGGGTAAATTAAACCCTTCGATGGTAATGGTATAATTTCTGTTGGGAAGTTTGACTTTTTAATAGCGGTAGGTCTGTGTTCTGCTATCAGTTGAGCTTTCAATTCTTCATCTGATAGTGTTTCTCCACTATTCGGGATATTATATCCAGTTGGTAATTGAGCCATAACTAAATCCTAAAACTAAATGAAACAATATTGTTCGTATTAATAAATATGGGTATACCGAGATTTTTCCCGATATACCCACTTTAATTTTTTCTATAAATTAGAATTGTAGGATAGCGTAATCATATTCAAGTGTAAGTGAAATTTCAACAGGGTCGTCTGTACCCCAGTCCATTTCGCCCATACTTGTTGCCTGAATAAAGGCACCCTTCAAAGTCCATTCTTCAACCTTGTCACCAACAGGTCCAAGAGTATTGAATGTAATGTCTTTCTTATAGAAGTCTGAATAGCCATCACGACCTGTGACAGATTCGTGTGATAAACGAACCCACTCCATAACTGCCTGTGCAGCTGATGGTACGATTGGGTCATACAGCTTAATTGTTACTGGTTCCCACTTTGCTTTACCCTTAATCATTCTCTTTACGTTGATGTGTTCAAGAGTGATTGCGTTAAAGGTAACGTTCGGACGTGATGCACCTTTGATAAGGTAAGCAGGAACACCTTCGATATACATAATAAACCGGTTCGCAAGTTTCGGTTCATATGGGGTAAAGAAAATTTCGGTAGGATCGAGTAGTTCAGCCATTTATTTCTCCAAATTTAAAAATCTCTTTCATATAAATATAGTTACCATCAGAAAAAATTGGGGGAGTATATTTCAACTCCCCCGATTATTTCATTAGGCACCTGGGAATGCCGCACCTGTTGATTGAATGTTGAAGTCAAGAATGATGAATTCAGCAGTCTTAGCAGGTTGTAAGAACAATTGACCATAAAGAATGTTACGGTCGATGATGTCAGGCGTATTATTTGACTCATCCATGATAACGCGGAAGGCATAAAGACCTTGACGTTGTTGGATTGACTCAAGATAAGGAGTAACGATGTTCAAGAATCTTGTACGTGTTTGTGTTGTGTTTTGTTCGAACACAAGGTAACGTGTAGCAGAAGCAATAAACTTCTTAGCTGCAATCAAGAGACGACGAACATTGATACGGTCAAGAGCAGATGGCTTACCTTGAAGTGTCTTCTGACCCCATACACATACTCCTGTTGATGGGAATACTGCGATTGGGTTGATTCTAGCATCGTATAAGTCATCACGTTCTGTTTGTGTCAAACGTGTCTTAACTTCAACAACTTCTGTAAGACCACCACGATTCAAACCAGCTGGTGCGAACCATTCAGCAGATACACGGTCATTGAAAGCCATAACACCTGGAAGAACAACTGAAGGTGGAACCCAAACTGGCTTGTTACGTTCGAAGTCAATAACCTTGACCCACGGATAGTAAGTTGCTGCGTAGTTTGTATCGAGACCTTCAACTGTTGAAACAGCTGTTGCGATGTTATCGTTGATACCAACTGTGTCCATCACATAGAAAGCATCACCACGGTCTTCACACATATCCTTTGCATATGTTGTGATTGGTGAATGTAATGAGTGGAGAACACCCGGTGTTACCAACATATTGATGTCAAACTCATCAGAGTTAGAAATCGTATCAAGTGCCTTCTTATATGATGTATAACCAGCGGCAGAAGTTGTTGAGATGTCAAATCCTTGAGTATTTCCTGCCTCGATATATGCACCTGTCTTCTTTTGAAGATGTGGCTTGTGTCCATCAAATCCGCCTTGGAATGGAACCATGAACTTACGAGAATCAACTGATGTGTTCGTTGTAAGATTGATAGAACCAGTATAAGGAGATGTTGAAGATGGATAACTTGCACCAACATTCTGATTGAAGTCGCTCAAATAGAAGTCAACATTTGAACCAGTTGTTGATTGACTTGCTGGAATTGGACGGAGATAGTTAAAGTTATCTGTTCCGCTGAAATCATAGCTGAATCCGTAATATACACGACGGTTATAAGCTCCACCAGATGTTTGGTCTGATACGAAAGAAG